GCCATTTTAAAAATCTCCTTATTTTAAAGTTAATAGATTACGATAAAGGTAAAAGTATTTCTACTTCTCTTTCGTCATTGTAGGATGCTGCATTAACACGAATTGTGTCATCTGTATCATCAGCATCTTGGTCATCCTCGTCATCATCGACATTTACATTTACTGTTTTATACAGCTTAGTTAAAACATCATCAGACATTGCGTTAAGTTCATCGGCTGTCCAATGTTTTGCATTGGCAGTAATTGTGGCTACCATTTTTTCCTTCCGTTCTTTATTTGCTTGAATTGCATTTTTTACTTGCTGACGAAGTACTTCGGGCAAAGTTTCAATGTATTCATCCTGCGAAAGACTGGAAAGGATAGCAATGGCTTCTTCTTTGGTGACTTCATTCACCTGTGGGTGCATCTTTTCGAGTTGTTCTTCGGAAAGTGCTTCCAACCATTCCCTGTCAGTTTCCTGATAAGCAGTCGATTTGTTGGCAATTAAATTGTCAACGGCTGCTTTTACGCAGGGTGAGCATTTTGTATCCATGCCTCCTCCTTTTTGATTTACGTTTAACTTAGTTCTTACTCTCACGTTTGTCTGTGGCACGACAGGATATTCAACTACCCTTTTTACTTGTACCGCTTCACCTGTGAACTCAATATCACCGGCAGCATTTTCTTGATAGCCCTGCTTAAAAAATTTGACCGACCTACCGCCACCGTTAGGGTCGTATTGATATACTTTATACACCAATTCATTTTCAAACATTTCTTCAAGGTAGCATGACTGAGTAGCAGAATCCATCGAATTAAGTTTCATTTGTGCCTTATTAGATAATTCACCAAAACCTGATTCATTGATAATGTACCCCATAGTAGCAAGCTCTTTTCGAGCCTGTTCGACATTGGCATTGTTAATAATAACATCCATTTCTTTGCCTCCTTTCTGATTAGTACGAATGCCACACCCATCATTCACAGAACAAGCACCAACATTGTCGGGCAGAATAGCTAAGTGATTTGGTCTATGATTTCGGGCAATAGCACGATAAGTTTCACCATTAAATTCACCATCGGATGTTTCTTCATCAGAAAACACACCAACAGAAACTTCAAGTATTTCACCATCAGAAATTCTTTGTAAAGTTTCAGGTGAGATTGCTTGACATTTCTCAACGTCAATCCATGCTTCTGCTTTTAAAGAATCTCCATCTATACGAGAATTAAAGATTTGACCAACAGCCCAAGATTCCAATATATCAGGACTATTAGCAGAAACATAATTTCCATCAGCATTTTGCGGATGATTTATCGTGACAGGTATTCCATTCCAACTTTCAGGAAACCGCCCTAATTCATTCGCTAAATGCAGCACTGGACCATGACTGCCTGAATGAACTCCTTCAACCATCATAACTACCGGAACTACCATATATACATGCTCTTGCATGGTTTCATACCTGCGGCTGTACGCATCCGTAGTCTGGAAGTATAATTTTATGTCAGATTCATTTACTCCTAAATTATTCACAACGCCATTAGCCGTGCGAATTGCAACACCATCACAATTATCGCTACCTTTCTTCTGACAAGAAGCAAGAACAGAGTTAGCAACTGCTGCCCATTGTTTCTTCTGCTTTGCAGAAAGTCCTTTGTGATGTTTTTCAGCATCTTTTGATGTAAACGGCATAATAATTTAATTTAAAAGTTCTTACAAAATTATGTATAAAAAATAATATATACAAATAAATTGTATAACTACTTAGTTCTTAGGAATATAAGGCTGTGCAAAGCACCTACATTGTGGATGAACAGGTATTATGCTTTCTATTTCATTGAGTGTAAATATATTACCATTCAAATTTTCACACAATGAACATACTCGTTCATCATTCATAGAAACAAATTCTGCTAATACTTTAGTAGAAGTAACTCCTTGATTACGATATTCTTGAATTGATGAGAGGTGGTGTGCTCTTGTTATTTCAGTTCTGATTAGGATTTCGGCTCTCCTTTTTCCGGGAATGAACCTTCCTGTACTATCAACAACTCCAGCAACACCTACCCCTGAACCATCAATTATGGCAACAATTCTATCCGCTAATTGTTTCGAGGATAATCCTGAAACAAATCCTTCGGATAAAAGACGGCTTATTAAAGTTTCCATTGTAGAAGCAATGCCTTTATATTCGTTAAATACATTTCTAAAAAGCATTGACATTCTGTTCAAATGTTCAGGATATAATAAAATATTATCTATTGTTTCAATGCTTGAAAAAGATTTTCCAAGTTTTTTCATTTCAGACCGTGCTCTTATTATTCCTTTTTTATATGCTGTCTGAATATAAGAATCAGTCCACGCACCTGTATTTATATTATTTAAAGCATTGATTAAAGAAATTTCAAGAATCGTTTCATCAAATTTTTCCTCCAACCATTGTATAAATCTTTCTATTTTTTGACTATCAGAAAGATTAATATAAGCATTTTTTCCGGGCGTAGAAAGTCTTTCGTTTATTTGCATAGATAAACCAAATACATCATCACGCTGAATCGCTGTACGAACAGCAACCACAAGTTTATTAAACCTGCGATTGCTATCACGTACAAAGATATTTCGCAACATGGTACTTCGAGTTGGGTCATAAGCATTTGCTTTTACATCACCAACATATACAGCAATATGATTATGCTCTTTACACATTATTCATCAATTGTTGTGGTTCTCGTTCTTGTTCTTGACCTCGTTGTTTGCTGTTGTTGAGGTTCATCAGTAGGTTCATCAGTAGGCTCATCCGTAGTTTGAGCATCCGTTTCATTTTGCCCTTTCAATTTTAATACTTCATCTTCAATTCTATCTATAATTGTTTCACTTCCAAATTCTTCTTCTTGTGCTGAAAGAATTTCTTCGACTTGTGCTTCATCCATTCCAAGTATATATTCAAGGAATTGTGACATTGGCAATATTTCGAGTGAAATTGGATTTGTTGTATATTCACGAATTGCTTGAGCACGGATTTTTCCAACATCAACTTTTTCTTTATCTGACAAACTAAACAATTTATCCCAAATAACAGTATATTCACCTGATTTTGGCATTGGTAAGATTTTCAATTCAATGCACTTGTCAATAAATGGTCGAAGTATCATCGGTTCATTTTGTTCTTCTCGTCTTGCAGTAACGTATGAAATCCATTCTTGCTTATCTTGTGCTGACGATAATTCACCACGTTCACTTCCTACTAAGATTCGTTTCGGAATGCCTGTAACGGCTGAAATCATTTGTATTTGTACGTCAACATGATTCTTTGGGTCTGCTATCTGTTGGTCGAGTGCTTTATAATCAATTCCTTCATTAATTAAAACCCTGCGAAGATTGTGCTCAAACTCATCAATTTGACTTTGCAAATCTTTCATTGCTTCAGGTGTCATTGAATAGTTTTCACTTACTGTGCCTGTATAACCGGGTCTTGCACCACGCCAAAACATTTCAGCATCACCACCGATTAATTTTTCAAGGTCAATTAAACGATTAAATACCGATTCAAGTCGTGGTGTGCCATAAACTTCATCTTCAAGTATATCCTCTACTAAATGCAGAACTCTCGTATAATGAACTCTTATTGATATAGTAGTGCCTACTGTTCTTTGGTTGGATTCCATTGATTTTACAGAATAAAATTCAGGCAATCCAAATCGTTCCGATTTAATATCAGAATCAAATTTATCAATAACAGCAGTTTGTTCTGATAATGGTTTTAAATAAACCAATTTAGCACCTTTTGTAGCAGGTTTTGCATAATCTTCGATTTTTTTACAATCAGACATTCCAAAAAGAATAATTGAATATCTGCCAAGTCCTGTTAATTTATCAGCACGTGTTAATACCGTTTTTAATTTGAACTTATAATCAAGTTCTCTCCAACCTTTTTCAAATGCTGTTTCAGCTTCATCAGCAGTTTCCGAAATAGTCAAAATACCTTTCCACGATGCCTTAACAGGTCTGTCAATAACTGCTTTCGCAATATCCTGCCGTTGATAACGTGGGAAGTAATATCGAGAATAATCTAATTGTGATGGATACCCCAATGCCTGATAAACATCCCTGTTACCTGAATAGGTTTGTGTTCCAACCCTTGATGCTAATTGCGCTCTCCCAACAGCTTCATTTAAAACTTGTAATTTTTGAACAAGCAATGTTGCATCTTGTTCATTTGCTTTTCCATTTGTTTTTTCTTTTTCCATGTTGCTAAAAAATTAAGTTATTCTTTTAATAGTTCTCTTAGTTGCTAATGCATTAAATGCTCCTGATGAAGCATCCGTTTGGTCTTTGTAACGTGAATTTGGAAATAACGATAACTCTTTTATATATTCTTTATTCCAATCACCAGTTACCATAAATACATTTCCATTATTCACCTGAACGGAAAAAGGGTCTGCTCGTTGTGCTTTATCACCTGTTGGTCTATCAGCACGTACTCTGAATCCTGCAAGATTCCTAATTGTGTTTTCAGCAGATTCTTTTCCACCTGAACCCGGTTCTTGCTCAATCAATACCATTACGTTTTCACCATCTTCTTCTGCCGTTTTACGAATAATCTTTTCTCGTACATCAGTGCTCCATTGACCTCGTTTCACATCAAGAATAGCAAAGAAATTATTTTTTAATCGAGCCATTTTAACACCAGCAGTATAAGCACCTCCACCCTGAGTTGCTGCTTTATCCCAAAACCGAACAATATTAACAATTTCTTTTTTGTCAATAAATGGCACCATCTTAAAATTATCAATATGAAATAATCCACCTCCTGCCGGAGAAGGGCTTTGTCCTATTTGTCCAGCATATCCATAAGGTCCTAAATCAATAGCAAGTTCTTCAAGCACTTTCCAATTCAATCTATTTGGGTCAAATAAATCATTTTTATAATATTTTATAAGTCCTTTTGGCTTTACCATTTGACCGTAAGATGCAATTTCACCCGGCAAACAAATATGCTTCAGGTTGGTCTTTTCCTTTTTTAGTAAATGCCCGGTTGGGTCGTTTTCATGAAGCCTTTGCATAATGCCAATAACAACAGACCTGTCTTTATCAGTTTTACGAGTAGGAAGTGTTTGGTCTATCCAAAAATTAGCAGTAGCCAATTCCTTTTCAGAAGCAGCCTGTAAAGGATTTAAAGCATCATCCCAAATAAATATATCTGCGTGATACCCTGTTAATGTACCACCGACAGATGTACTAAACCTGTTTCCACCTATTCCTGAACTAAATGACAATCTCGTTGGATATATGCCCCTTACATTTTTGTCGATTTTGGCAATTTTATAGTTTGATTTGGTATCTTTGTCTGATTTGATTACATATTCAGGATAAACCAATTTAAAAGTATCTGATTTGATTAAATCCCTGCTTAATTCTGCACTTTCTAATGCAAGGTCTTTCGAATAAGAAGCAGTAATGAATTTTATCCAATGCCATTTAGTCCAAACCCATACAGGAAATATTACACTACAAAGCATTGTTTTTGTACTGCCTGGTGGTACGTTTATTAATAAGTCATGTAGTTTAAATTCACGATTTCCTACACGACT